GGGTCTTAATTGTTGATTTGCCGCTTGTTGTGCCGCTTGTTGTGCTTGTTGAAAACCTTGTGATCTTAACTGTGAAGTGGTTCTTGCAAGTTGATCTCCTACGTTTCTATTTATTTCTCCTTGCATAATGGCTTGTCTTGAACCACCAAAAGCACCAGAACCAACTGCACTTGCTTGTGCTTGGTTTTGTTGTTGAGCACCTTGTCTTAAAATATCTTGCTCTGTCTGTCTAATTACATCTTCTGTAAAAGGATCCATAAATTGTTGATAAGATGTTGGATCATAATTTGCACTCTGTGCTCCTGTAATACCTTGTCCAACTGCCGCACTACCTTGTTGCAGAAAAGGTTGAAAAGCTCCTACTCCACTTAATGCACTTGAAATAGCTTGTCTTTGTCCCTCAGAAAGACCTTCTACTTGTTGTTTGGCAAAAGGCATTTGTGTGCCTTCACCCGTTAAGGCTTTAGCACTTGCAAATATATCTGCCAAAAACTCCTCTTGGAACGGAGCCAGTCTAACGGTTTGGGTTTGATCTACAGTTTGTGTTGCCATTATGCGACCCTCTCTAATTCTGACATCATATCATACATTCTAGCTGCACCTATGTCTCTATCTCCACCACCTGCACCTCGTACAGCTTTTGCAGTCAGTACAAACTCACCATCAGATAACATAGCTGGAACAGAATCACTTGTACCAGTCCCAGGTCCTTCGACCTCTCCACCACTAGCAGAGAATATTGGGTCTATACCTACTTCTCTGTCTCTTGGCATAATACCTTGTTTTTCTCTTAGATCTTCAAAATACTTTTTTCTTTCTTCTTCGTTATCTAAGTTATATGATTTATTACCTATTCTGCCCATTCCTAATCTCGTTGTGCCTTTTGGAAAAGGTTTTTGTTCCGTGGTTGTTGCTTTTTCTTCTTCTTCACCAGAAAGAGCCGCTAATGTTCCTAACCCACCTATTGTTGCTATACCAGTCGGACTCGTAGCAAAATCTTTTAATGTGCTCATAATCCCAGTGTTGCCTGCCTGTTTTACTGCTGTCACTGTCGTAGGATCAAAGATTTCAGGTCCAGTAATGTTTGCAGCAGAACCAGTCACCCCAGCTGTGCCTGCCGCACTACCTGCTGTCGGAGTAAAAAAGTTACCACCACTCGCGGCGTATCCACCGATACCACCTAACAAGGCAGCTTTTAATGCGTCATCTGTGTCTGCTCCACCAACAAGACTTCCTATACCTGCTCCAAGAGCAGAACCTATGGCGGCAGAACCCAAAGGTCCGCCAATCATAAAACCAATCGATCCTCCAATTACTGGAGCTGCTTTTTTTAATAGTCTTGTGACGTTTTTAAATATACCCATTTTATTTACTATACCACTTATGTAACAATTTTAATAGTCCCACTGTCATTAAATAATGCACCTACTTCTAAACCACTAGAACTTGTTGGTAAATCAGTCAATGTAATTTTTGTTGCTCGTAATTCACCAGGGTTTCTTTCTTGTCCTATAAATATTTCTAAAGTACGAACTAAATCTTCTACATACTCTCTTGTTATCTGTTCTGGTGGCTCTGGTAACCTTGGTGGTGGTACGCCAACTAATGCCATTATCTTCTTCCGTCCTCTCTGATATCAACTCTTGGTGTTCCCATCTTAAATTTACACCCTAATGCACTAGAATCAAGTCTTATTGCAAAAGATCTGCCTCTAATTCTGTAGTCAAGTTTATTTGTAAACGCTTCAACTGGATTTGTTGCCGTTCTAGTAGTAGTTCCAGTTCCAGTTTGAGAAAAGTCTTCGCCTGGAAAGTCTCTTGCTTTAACTGTAAAAGTAGCATTTGGAGAGCTACCAGTAACAGAACCAGTGAAAGTTAAATCTGGTATGACTCTTCTAATAAAAGCAAACTTTTCTCCATCTCCCATATCCATAGGCGATGTCTCTACAAAAGAAGTCATTGCACTTCCATCATCATCAAATCCTAATTCGTGGTTAAATATATATCCACTACCTGCTGCTATTGGAAAGTTTCTTATGCCTCTATCAAGCCATGCTGTTCTTGTTAAAGAGCCATAATACCAAACCTTTTCATTATAATTCCATATAACATATTTGTCGCACTCACTTGAATCGGCAGATGGATAAAACCACCACACCTCACCAAACTCTGAATTAATACCAGCAACAACTTTGTCTCTTTGTGCTAAGTTAAAATCTAAAAATATTTTGTCTTTTACTGTGCAAGGTAATTGTGCAGTCTGTCCAGCGTGAACATAAAAGTTATCAATACCCATCCAATATACAACATCTTCTGTAGCAATAGCCGATGCAGAGGACATAATCGTAATATTAGACGCTAACTGTGATATACCAAAAGTAAATGGTGGGCCTATAAATCTCATAGAGTGTAATGACTTATCTGTGTAAACAAGTATTTCTCTTTTTGTTTCTACAGCTTGTACAAATGTAGAACCTGCACCAAGCCTTAAATCACCAGCAGTATTTGTTGCAGTCGGAAACCAGTCTACTGGATTTTCTTGACTACTAAACCTTATAAGCAATGGATCTTGTACACCATCACCTTGTGTTGCAGACGAACTTCCACCGACACCATCACAACCAAAAGCTATAACATGACGATCTATATCAGATACTAGCACTTGTTTAGCTACAGTAGGAACACTTTTTTCTCCACTAAATGTGCTAGTAGCACTTAACTCAACACCTCGACCAGCTAATCCTAAACTCTTGTCCCAATAAAATAATCCTCCATCTCTTATATTAATTATAAGATCTTCACCAAAATTATCATGTGACCATAGACGTATCTGCGTTGTTACTGAAACTGTTGCAGCATCTCCCCAGCCAACGTAATCATTATCTGAGTCTGCGTTTCCCACAATTAAAAATACTGTGGCTCCATTTGCATGAGTATCTGCGTCAGTGCCACTTTGTCCTCTGGTTACTGTTAAATCATTTGTTGCTACATTTGTTACTTGAAGTATTTCTGAATCAATTAAAATAAAATCGTTGTTCGATATTCCAGTACCACTTGTAACAGTTAAAGTTGTATCAGAGTTACTAAATGTACCACCCTCATTGATAGTTGTTTGTAAAGCACCATTAGTAACGCCACCCCATGTACCAGCACCAAAGCCAGTGCCTCCAATAACTTGATCTAATCCTACGTTAACTTGATAAGTACCTACTACGCTACTTCCACCGTTACCTGTGTCAGAAGAATTAGCGGCAACAGAAGATGTGATTGTATATGTATTAGCATCTAATATACTAACAATTTGATATTCTGCATTTAAAACTGTAGCCGTTATTACTCCACCTAGACTTGCTGCTCCAGAAAAAGTAACAAAATCATTTTCAACTGCACCGTGACTTGTGTCTGTTACTGTTATTGTAGTGCTACCATTTGATGCAGAAAAGGTTACATCTCCAGCACTTGTAGTTTGTCTTATTGGAGTTATGTCATTAAAGGTCGTACCCTCTTCAATATAATATTTAAGATGTGTACCGATACCTAGAAAATTAGAGCTATCTAACCCTATCCAATTATGTAATCTTCTAGCACTACCTAAGTATTGATTAGGAGAATACTTTTCCCAACCACCTATCTTTTCTGGAAACCCCATACGAAAACGTATTTTATCACCATCAAAAAAACCACCTTCATTAGAGTATGAAGTTACCTCTCTATTGATACCTGGTCTAAATTTTAATGCTTTTATCATGCTGTTGCTCCAGTTAAACTACCACTACCACTTGATGTTACATTACTTACGCCTTGAATAGATTTACCACTTGCACCACCAGAACCACCACTTGTACCATTTGTTGGTGCAGTAGCTGGAAAGCTCACACTTGACCCAGAGCCATTGCTTCCAGTTCCTCCATCTGACCCAGCTGCTCCAAAAGCTCCACCAGCTCCACCAGTTCCTCCAGCACCTGCATTATTAGAACCAGAACCACCACTTGACCCAGATGCAGCAGATTGATTGTACCCTTGTCCGACACCACCCGCTCCACCAGAACCACCATCTTGCGTTGCTAAACAAGTGCCAGAAACAGATCCACTTAATGAATTATAATAAAAATTTGGTGAGCTTGTTCCTTGATGTGCGGATGTTCCAAAAACAGTAAAATATGTAGTTGTCGATGCTGTTATACCTGCTGTGCCACTGTTTGAAACTAAAGTGCCAGAACTTGATGTGCTTGTGCTTACAGAAATTTGTGGTGTTCCATAACCACTTCCATAGGAAGAACTAATACTAGCTGAAACAGTATAAACACCAGTCGTATTAGTTTGTGCAGAAAAATAAATAGGACCTCTATTTGCACAATTACCAGAAAGACCTGTGCCTGCACCGCCAAGTGAATTTAAATCAAACTCTGATGGATTAATTCCACGACTAAATTGCGCTCCAATACCACCCCATAATCTGTCACCTACAACTCCAACACCATCTAAATTATTTCCAGAAGCTCCATAAGTTGTAAACCAACTTGGAGAATTGTTTTGTGGTGTAGACGAACCTCCGCCACCTTGATCTACTAAACTTGAAAATGTAGCGTTAGCCGTGTAAACACCTTTACCACCAGCACCGCCTGTGCCACCTCCGCCACCACCAGCT